AGGCCGTACTATACGGATGACATGGGAACTGTGTACACTGCTCATGGTAGAGCGTAAGATCACATGTGTGGACGTGGCCATGGAGCTATTGCATACAATCATCTATATGTGGCTACTATGTGGGGTACCTGTAGAGCTTGATTCTAGTGTTGAGACTGTACGCAGGGGGGCTACATGAGGGGCTACTATAGGGCCATACATACGGGAGCGTGTGCGTGCCCACCCGGCTCACCACCCCGCCCTTGTGCACAGTGTGGGCGCTCAATTCTATGTCCAAAAGTCTATGTCCGCTAACACATGTTATAGGACATAGGGGGGTGCACATTCGGCACCGTAAATATGCGCAAGATTGCACGCAGAACACGGCGCAAAAACGGCCAACTTGGACCAGGATCACAAAAAAAATTCCAGGGCCGGAAGGGGCAAGGTATTCCCAAGGGCCGGATGATCAATTTTTTACATGCTACAGTGATTAGAAGGGCGGTGTTTTATGGTAGTGGCTCACGATACGATTGGCCAGGAGATCGGCAAGGGGAGCATGGTTGCCTGTTATGGGTACCTGGATGACGATGGTTACAACATAGATCCGGACTTGGACCGGCGCAAGCGTGGCCAGGTTGCCCATGTTGAGATCGTGCAGATTGAGCCGGGTGGCAAGAGTGTCTTATGTAGTGATGGGGCCGTGTGGATGTGTTCTGATTTGATCAGGGTGGACAATCCGGAAGTGGCTGGGTGGAACTTGATCGATTTGGGTTGTGATTCGGGCCACACTGAGTTATGGACATGGGGATATCGGCTCAAGTATAATGGATACACGGGAGGTAGATGGTTGGTTTTGCTTCCGGGTCGTGCTCCGTTTGATGGGTATGTTATTGTGAACGTACCGGTGCCGGTCCAGTTTTACGGGTGGGCGGATGGTTAGAAAGAAGAAAAGGATGGTAGAGATCAAGGCAATTGAAACAAGATACAAAGGGTACCGTTTCAGGTCCAGGCTAGAAGCCCGGTGGGCTGTCTTCTTTGACACTTTGGGGATTGAATGGGAGTACGAAAAAGAGGGATACGATCTTGGGGATGCGGGGTTGTACTTACCTGATTTTTGGCTTCCCTATCAGTATCCCTTGATATATCCGAATTCTGGATATTGGATAGAGATCAAGGGGGGCAATTTTACTATTCCAGAGATGGTGAAGGTTCAGGCTTTAACGTATGCAACTAAACACACGTCATGGACATTTGTAGGTAGTGATCCAGTGCGGTGTAAGGTATATGGTATCCATTGTTCTGGAAACAAGTGGTCAAAGGAGATGGATAGAATAGAATTGAATGGCTATTTTGGACGTTTCAGAGAATCTTCGTGCCAAGATATAGATCGGGCTATATTAGCGTTCCGTGGTGCCCGGTTTGAGCATGGGGAAAGTGGTTACAATGATCAATGAAGTAATAGCATCGGTAGCGAGATTAGCACATGGTTATTCTGTGGTTTTATCGGTTGCTGAAGAGTTGGGGCCGGTGACCAGTGTGGAAGCGGCTGTAGGGAGCATAGGCCGGGTTAGGTTGGGATCTGTATGGTTGGGTGTGACCAGTAACGAGCGGGTATACCGGGGCATGGTGCGTGGTGGGCACGATCTTGTGTACGTGTGGATGGACCTGGAAGATGGGCGGCGGGCCAGCTTTGTCTTTGACGTGCGGAATGCGGCCATGTGGGATGTCATATCATCCACGGATCCCCGGTGGGTGCAAATGAAGAAAGAAGGATAGCATGGGTGATCGGGTTAAGGTAAAGTGTATTATCCGAGAATCGGGGCCATTTGATGTTACTGGTGACAAGTGGGAGCGGTACCCGAGCTTTTGGGAAGATGGCAAGCGGATCAAGAACGATATAGCATGGCATGCGTGGCAAGTGATCGGTTTGATGGTTGTGACTTGCCGGGCTTGGTTACTTGATAGTGATCTGGATATGGATCGGGTGGATTTGGTTGCCCGGTTAAAATTCGATATAGTTGATCCGCCTTACGGTGTAATATGGAGTTATGTTGACGTTTTTGAAAGGAAGGAAGGATAGTATGGGTGGTGGCTTGGTGAACATGCAAGAGATCATGCCCTTTATCCGGGAATGTGGTGGGGAATCGTGGGGCCGGTTGCGCCGGTTGGTTGGTAAGGATGTGGCTTTTAAGTTGGCGCATGGTGATCGGGTGTTTGTTATGACGGCATTGCGGGTTGAGCATGGGTACACGCTCCAGGTTGTGGGGGATGTGTTTGGGTTGACTCGGGAGCGGGTGCGGCAATTAACGCCACGGGCGGGGCGTAAGTATAGCGGTGAAGGGGTGGACTTGGAGAGTATCCGGGAAGAGGTTAAGCGCCGGGCGGTGATGGACAAGGGTGCGTGGAACGTGCATGGTCGTATTTCGCCGGGTTGGATACGGGAGCACTTTGGCCGGGAAGTGGCTGATGGGATAGGGGATTTGCATAGGGATATGACCAAGTTAGAGATGATCTTGTGTTACCGGTTGGACTTGGGGACTAGGGAAGAGCGGCTTGCGTGGTTGCATGAGCAGTATTACGGCAAGGATTTGGGGTATGAAGAGATAGCCCGGACATTATCAAGGTTGGGGGTGCCCATTTCTACTATGGCGGTGTGCCGGAACGCCAAGGCCATGGGGTTTAGTGGGTTTAGTATAGGAAAGCGGTTTGAGTGATGGAGAAGAGAAGTGGGTTGTGGCAGGATTGTTTATTTTCAATGGATGAAAGGAAAGGGCAATGAGCAAGGAAAAAGAAGTGAACATGATTATGGCGGTTGAGTTATTGGCTGACTTGGATCAAAGAACGGGTAGGGAAGGGCCGTTTCAGGCCAACTATAAAGAGGACAGGGCCACATGTAAAGCTATCCTTGATTGGTTGGCTGTAGATCGGTATACTTGGGAGCGGTTGCGGTTACTGCTTAACTATGTGCACGATCGGGGTGTGCGGTTGGGGGCGGAGCGGGCCAGGGCGGTGATCATGGGCAACGTGTTGGGTGGGGCTGTGCATCGTGAATTCACTTTGTGGGGGCGCAAGTTGACCGGGCTGGACATGGAAGATCTTTCAGATTGGTATAAGCATGTGGCCAATACTGGTTTTGAGGATGGGATAGCGGCTTGGGTCAAAGATGAAACTTATGTAATTTGGCCAGAGGGTACAACAGAAGAAGATATTGCGGCATATCTCAAAGAGCATGGGGGATCCGATGATGGAACTTGAAGTAATGGGTGGGTGGCTTCAGTTGGAACATGGGGTGGACGTGCACGATATAGCGCATGCGTGGGAAGGGCTCCGGGTAGATATGCCCATGGGCCGCACCTACATCCCGGCTGTTGCTTTGGTGGCTCCGGAGAAGGTTATAAGTGGCAAGTGGGCATTTTACGTGTTGGCCGATCAATCGTTTTTGCCGGATCGTTACACAGATAGCATGGGTTCCGAGTATTGCCGGTTGGGGGCGGTGTTGGCCGGCCGGATCGATCATGAGGGCCGGGACACTGAATTGGGGCAATTGTATGAATTCGCCAACCGGCTCTTGGCGGATGCGTTGGTGTTTGCCGGGTCCGGGATATTTTCAATAGGCAAGAAGGAAGAGTGGGAGCGGATGGTTAAGGGCCACTTGGAGCGGGCGGGTGTAGAGATCTCCGATCCTGTACAGCTTCCGCCCCTGAAGGATGCGCCATGAAAGGATACGCCATGAAAGATTTTCCATGGCCATGTCCCAAGTGTGGCGCTTCGATGGCACGGACTTGGTTCAAGCACTGGTGCCCGGCTTGCGGGTTTGTTTGGGCCAGAAGGATCAGGGCTTATTTTGCGTGGTATGATATGTGGGTGGGCGCTTACTATGACCAGGAAGAGCGGATATTGTATGTGTGTCTTTTGCCGTGTTGTGTGATCCGGCTAGAATTGGGATAAGAATGGCGATTATAACAGAACGGCGCAAGGTCCAGATCGTGGAAGTGGGGGGAAGGGGCTCCGTATGAGGCTTTTAGGCGTAGCTGTGAGAACATCATAGCCATGTGGCGGTAGGATGTTTATCATTGGGCAAGGGATAGGAAAGCGATTGATGGATCGTGAAGCGGTGTGCCAGTACCACATTTTTATTTGCATGGAAGGGTGGGCAAGCCCTGGACAAGCTGTATATCCGCCCATGCAGTATCCACGGGTGTTACTGCGTGATGCGGAGCGGATGGGGTGGAAGTGGACCAGTGATCGGCTATTTTGCCCGCCAGGTGTGTCCAGCGTGTTGATCTGTCCGGATTGTGTGCGATGGCAGGAAGATTATTATGCCCATGGGCCGCTTTGGTTGGCTCCCCGTGGCCTTTTATACCCGTGGCAGGTGAAAACTTGGGGGTTTTCCGATCCAGACTGGGAAGAGGTTGGCCGTTCTCTTGTCGAAGGGCTTAGAAGCGGTATAGGAGCTTGATCCGGGGTATTGATCGTTGTGTTGTTTCGTGGTACAATAGGGTTAGGGGAAGCACAGTTGATCCGTGGTGAATTAAAGGGATAGTGGCGGGATACTGCCTTTTGTCTTTGGGCCAAAAGACCAAGGGCGTGGCAGATCTCGAAACGGATCCAGGGTAAGGCTAAACCGGCATGCAGGGGTGGCCAATTCCGAATCAAGCCCGCCCGGAGAGAATCAAGAGCCGACCACACGTTAAAAAACGGAGCCTTCCAGTAATGGGGAAGTGGGACTTGATCAAGCCTTTGCCGCTATCGCCCTAGTAGACAACCGGGCAAAGCCCACATGTCGAACACGCGAAGCTTTACAAGGTGGTTTCAGAGGCCGGACATGGCTCTTTAAGTTAGAAGGCATGGTGTATGGAAGAGCAGTTGAGTGGCATGTTTGAAGAGATGGCACAAGAACAGTTAGCAGAACTGGAAGCGATGGCCAGAGAATTATTATCAAAAGCTGAAGATATGGGCCTTGATTCTATGTCGATCTCTTGGGCCAAGGGGGAAAAGCAACAAGAGCGGGCTTACTACTGGGATCGTTCGGATCTGGAAACTTTGGGTCCGTGAAACAAGTCAAGAAGGTAGAGCGTTGGCAGTTAGCACAGCGGCAATCTTTGAAACTGGATCAAAAGATCATCATGTCAAAGGAGCGGATCAAGGCTTGGCATGAATGGTTTGATGGCCAGGTGTATGTATCGTTCTCGGGCGGGTTGGATAGCACTGTACTTTTGCATTTGGTCCGATCAGTCTATCCGGATGTGCCCGCCGTATTTTCAAACACGGGTCTAGAGTACGCGGAGAATGTGCGCTTTGCCAGGTCAATAGAGAATGTGCATGAGGTCAGGCCGGACAAGGGTTTTAGACAGGTGATCCGGGAGTATGGATACCCGGTTGTGAGCAAAAAGATCGCCCAGTACCTTCATGAAGTGCGTATGTCGGGCGATAGAGACACGGCTACAAAGCGGCTCCGGATGACTGGCATTCGATCGGACGGCACGTATAGCAAGATGGCCAAGATCCCGGACAAGTGGCTTTACTTGGTGGATGCGCCCTTTAAGATCTCGCATCGGTGTTGCCATTGGCTCAAGAAAAGGCCATTGCGCCAGGCTTCAAAGCGGTTTGGGTATTCGTTTGTGGGTACTCGGGCGGATGAATCGAACGAACGAGAGCTTGTATACTTGCAGTTAGGATGTAATGCTTACCAGACAAAAGCGCCCAGATCCACACCATTGGCTTTTTGGCTGGACAAGGACATAAAGGAGTACATCCGCTTTTTCAATCTGCCCTATTCGCCGCTATACGACATGGGCTATGACCGGAGCGGGTGCATGTTTTGCTGTTTTGGCGTGCACTTGGAGAAATATCCGAACCGGTTTCAGAGAATGCAAGAAACGCACCCAAAATGGTGGAACGTGTGCATAAACCGGCTTGGGATTGGCCGGGTACTGGAGCATATTGGCGTGCCTTTTGAGATGCAGGATCAACAACTTTCATTTTTTGAGCCCAACTATGCCAGTCTCACGGTGCGGGTATGACGGCATGGCTATCAAGGTTATATTGCTTCTTTTACTTGCCGGGATCTCGTTTGACCAGTATTCACTTGCCCAGATGCTGGATGGGGAAGCTTACGATTGCACGGATAGCTTTTGCCATGAAGCGGCCACATCTTTGATTGACACGGTATACAACCGGCTGTATCGGGGTTGGTGTTACACGGTCCAGGAGTGCCTAGAGGCTGGATATTGGGGATACCTGGAAGCGCCGGAGATCCCCAGTGCGTGGGCGGTGGAAGCGGTTATGGATTATCAAAGACAGAACCGGGATATTGTGTTTGCCTTCTCGGGCCGTGATTGTGACCGGCTCCAGTTGGACCGGGACTTGGCTTTGGTTGAGGCTGGACCGTTCTTCTTTTATGGGAACGAGATCGATCTAAGCGGGGAATCACACCGTGGAGATCCTTAGTTTGTCGTAATGGTGGGCACTGTCAGGGACTCCGGGCACCCCCCCACCCGGTGATCGCCGGGTGCCCACCTTACTTATATGGAGCAGGTGCATGAAAAGACCGTGGATCATAGTTTGCATTTTGCTTGTGGTTATTGCGGGCGTGGGATGGTGGGCCGGGTGGTCGTTTGGCCAACAAAGCAAGCCCGATCCCTTTGTTTCGCCGGTAACCGTGGCCGGTGCGCCGGTTACGTCTTTGGCCGTGTCTTCTGATATGTTTTATGAGTGGTACATGGAAAAGATCGTGGATCCTTTTCCGCAATACATATGTGGTCCAGATGACGTATGGGAAGAGTGCCGCCCGCCCCGAGAAAAGATCGAGTACATCACTTTCACATTGCCTTCACACTACCGCCCCAATACCTTTGTTTCAGCCATGGGGTATTGGTATATGGAAGGGGATCAACCGCCCCCAGGCAGTTGGCCGCCCCCGGAGCCCAACCCACCTTCTTTTGCCGTGCCCACGGATACGTTGCACTATACCATGACGTTGGATGCCCGTGTGGTGCCGGTTGGGGACTCAAATTTGATGGATCTTTGGGTGCGTGCTTCTTTTTCAATCGGTGACTGGGAAAATATCCGGTGGTTATGCGATAGTGATGTAGCCCGAGATGGGGAAGGGTTTTGCCGGGTAGCCCAAGTGAAGCGGGGTCCAAGATTTATGTTTTTCCCGTTCATGTCTGTCAATTCTGAGGTAAAATGATGGTTGCAAAAGGGAGCCATTTAACAGAAGAGCACAAAAAGAAGATATCCGTGGCCATGACCGGCAACATGAACCGGTTGGAGCACGGGGGCCGTTCTAGCCAGGTCAAGGCCGTGCAACCGGTCAAGTGCGATCAAACTTGCGTACTTTGGGACAAATGCCCCAAGAGGATCGAAACGGGATTATCAATTTGTCCTATGAACCAGGAATTCATGGCCCTTGCGGATACATTGGCCAATGACGCATTCTATGATCACCACGCCCTTGCCACGTTTTTATCCCGAGTGCTCCAGGTCCAGGGCACCCGCTTCAGCCGGGCCGCCTTTGTGGAGCAGATGGAAGGCGGGGGCGATTTAGATCCCGAGATCACCAAGTTGGGCCAGGCCGTGGCCAGTGACTTGATGCGCTTGGCCAGGCTTGTAGGCCACGACAAGACAGATCCCAAGACCGTGATCGATGCCAGGCAGGTCCACATACATGAGGGGTTGAGCGGAAAAGAACGGGGCCGGGTACTGGAGATCATAGCCCAGTTGCGAGAAGTGCACCCGGCGCTTGCAGAATCGATCCTTGAGGAAATTGGCTAATGGTCAGACAGTACATACATGGGCTACACGAGCCGGGGGGCGAACACTTGATGGCCACGCACCCCGGCTTCATTCTTTTTACCCATGAGTTGGGCCGGGATCCGGGCAACCATAACGGTTTCGACTATACGCCATGGACTTCTCAGGGCTTCCAGGTCATTGCCAGGCTCAACCACGGCTATGGAGCGGCCGGCACTATTCCTTTACCCGCCTATTATGCCGACTTTGCCCAGAGGGTGGAAAACTTTGTGGCCAATAGCGCCGGGTGCTTCCGGTGGATCATCGGCAACGAACCAAACCACTCACAAGAGCGCCCAACCGATGAACTAGATCGGCGGCAACCGATCACGCCCATGATGTATGCCGAGTGTTTCAACATGGCCGGAAGCAGCATATTATCAATTGCCGGGCATCGTGATGACATTGTGATCCCCGCTCCCGTGGCTGTGTGGAATGTTGAGACAACTTACCCGGAAAACCCTTCAGGAGATTGGCTAAAGTATTTTACTGACCAGTTGAACTATTGCGCTGAAGCGGTTGTGGGTGGCATAGCCCTTCATACTTATACCCATGGCAGTGATCCGATGTTGATCACTTCAGAACAGATGATGGATCCGCCCTACCAAGATCGCCGGTACCACTTCCGGGCCTATCAAGATTTTATGGCCGTTATCCCCGAGTGGTACAATAACAGGCCGGTCTACATCACCGAGACAAACCAGAACGGGCCGTGGCTGGATGTAGATAACGGATGGATTCAGGGGGCCATGGCAGAGATCGACGGCTGGAATCAGATGCGTTTCCAGACCATAGAAGCGTGCATTTGTTACCGATGGCCACGGTATGACCAGTGGTACATGGATGGCCTTGGCGGGGTCATGCAGGGCTTCCAGGAAGCGGCCAATTTAGGTTATTATGTCGATATAGGAGATGAACCAATGCCTGAACCGATAGAGGTTCTAGAAAATGGAGGTATGGAAGAGCCATACACGCACCAATTAGACTCAAATGGCCATCCAATGATGACCATCAAGGTGCCGGAGCACTGGACAGCTTATTGGTTGGGCCATATGCCCGAGTATAAACCGGCTGAAAGGGAACTACATCCCGATCGCGTGCACTCGGGGGCCAGGGCCGCCCAGTGGTTTGCAAACTATGCCAGGCCCAACGGCGGACTTTATCAAACCGTGCCCACGGTGCCCGGAAGGCGTTACCGGTTGTCAGGTTTTGGTCAGCTTTGGTGTATTTACGACAACGGGAACGATGTACCGGCTTCCCTTGAGACTCGGGTAAGCCCTTACGGCTCCACGAACGTGGACGATCCCCGCAACTTGCGATCCGCTCCGATTCACCCACACAACAGATGGTTGCCCTTTAACGATCTGGAGTTCGTGGCCAGGTCGGACTTGTCTACTATTTTCATTCTGGGTATCTTTGTCGATCCGGGTCGGGATATGAATGCTTACGTGGACACGTTTAGCCTTCAGTGTTTGGATTGTGGGGAAGATCCCGATTGTCCGGATTGCCCGGACTGCCCGCCCCCAGGTGAAGGGACATGCGATCCGGTTAGCAGTGGGGCGGCGGGTTTGGCGTTGGCGACAGCTAGATCGTTGCTTGTGTTTGCCGATGCGGCCACGGAAGCTTCCGGATTTTTTCAAGAATTACTTGATCAATGGATACCCAAAAAAAGCGCCACTCTTTTGGAGCGCATCAAGGTACTTTTTAACAGGCAGGAATAATGGGTGCGGCGGACCTTGCTCCAAAGAATAAAGACGAGTTGCATAGTTGGATCAAGGCGTATCTTGGGATTCACATCCCCAGAGTGCCGGTGTATCCTGGATCTTGCGCACCGTTCGATCTAATCTCGGATATCTATTTTAGGCGGGTCCAAAGGGCGCTTGTGTTGGCGTGCCGGGGCGGCGGAAAAACGCTCAATTTCTCATTGCTCAATCTTTTACGCTCCAAGTTTCACGAGCGATCGGGCACCGGCCACTTTGCGGCGGTGGAAGCACAAGGCGATTGGGGCATGTCCTACCTGAAGACGTGGCTCCAAAAAAAGTATCTTGCCCGTGATATCGTCAAGGACTATACGGATTATGTGGAGTGGGCCAACGGCTCATGGGTGCGCCGGGGCTCCGGGTATGCCACAAGGAGCGTTACCGCTTCCCACCCCAACCGTTTGGTGATAGATGAAGTAGACCTTTGGACGCCGGAGCAGTTTGAAACGGCTCAATTTATGGTATCCGGCACCAAGGAGCACCCGCCCGAGACATTGATCGCGTCTACTGCTTACACTGCCCACGGCATGATGTTGTCCACATTGCTCCCACAGGCCAAAAAGCGCAACTTTAAGCTTTACAGGTGGACGGTTTTTGAGACAATGGAGCGGTGCCACAAGTGCCGGAAGCACAAGTGCCCACTTTATCAATGGGAGCACCCACGGACAGGCCAAAAGGCGGCATTGTGCGGGGGCCGGGCAAGGCATAGTGATGGTTACGTGCCCCTGGACGTGGCCATAGATGAATACTACCGCACCGATGCGGATACTTACCTTGTCCAGAAGCTTCTAGCGGCTCCAGAGCGCCAGAACTTGATCTATCCCAGGTTTTTGCCCGATCTTCACGCTCCAGGGCCGCCCCCGGAAGATGTGCGGCGCTATGGCCAATACGGGATCGGGGTTGACTGGGGTTTTGATCACCCTTTGGTGTTTACAGTCTTTGCAGAGATGCCCAACGGGGTATACTGGGGCATAGAAGAGCACGGGGAGCGGTTTGCGACTCCAGATCGTGAGGTCGAGATCGCCCAAGATTTTCAAGCCAAGTACGGGATGGAAGTGCCCTTTTATTGCGGCAAGGACCAACCCAAGAGTATCCAGGCATTCTATGAAGCCGGGCTTGTCGTGATCCCCAACTTGGTGGATCGCCGGGATGACGGTCACCGTTATGTTAGGCGGCTTATGGATCCCAACAAGGGACCACTTTTGTACCTTGATCCGGAAGCGATGCCCGCCACGGTGCACCAACTTGGGGCCATCCATCGAAACGATCGGGGCAAGGAAGTGCTCAAGGATAACGACTTTGCCGATTCTAGCCGCCATGTTCTCGCTTCAGCACAAGAGGCCGGGGGCATTCAGGCGGGCGGGGGGTTTATGGTCTAACCATGCCAAAAGTAAAGGTCACTTTAGAATTAACCGTGTCTGAAGAAACGTTTCAGGCAATCCAGGAAGCCAAAGAGCAAGATCCGGCATTCCTGGAAACGTTTGTGCTTTTATCAATCGGTGACTTGGCCAAGGAGTGGGAGATCATAGAAGCCCAACAGCCGGGGGCCATCCACCATGTGAACGATCCGCAGTTGTTTAGGTGACCGTTTGCCTATTGCGAGTTGGGATGTTTTGGGATATAATGGACATATAACCCAAGTTTTTGCGCAAAAACCAAGGGGTGCAATCTATGCCAGCTACACCGGGGATCATCCTAACCGATTATAGGACCGGGGGATCGTTTCTATCCTTGTGCCTTGACTCGCACCCGTTGATCTTTTGCCAACGGGGTGAACCATTGGCCAGGCGATCCGGATTATACCGGTATTTTCCGGATTTAGCTCCGGAGCAGGTGCTTCAATACATCTTCCGGACTGAGTTTTGCGAGTTGGCCATGTGCAAAGTGATCTATCGCCAGGCCGGTCCAAAGGTGTGGAAGTATCTTGCCGGGCAAAAGGGCATAAAGGTGATCCACTTGGTGCGGCGCAATGAGTTAAGGGCCGCATGTTCGTTTCTTTTTCAAAAGGCAGTGCTCCAGGGTAAAGCCGAACATCCCCACCCGCTCCACCACTTTAACCGCCAACCCAAACAACCAAAGCCGATCCGGCTTGCCCCACAAGCGATCTTGGACCTTTGCAGGGAGCGGATCAAGGCACGCAAGGCCGCCTATGGCCAGATAGACAAGCACAAGCTATCCACAAAAGTGGTTTACTATGAGCACATGACTGAAGGGGAAGAGATCGAAGCGTTACCGGAAGCCCTGAATGATGAACTATGCCGCTTCTTTGACGTGCCGTATTATCAAATGGCCGCCCCGTTTTTGCACCGGGTCAATGCCCAATATCCCTTGTCCGAGTTGATCGCCAATTGGCGGCAAGTGAAGGCATTGATCCAAGAAACGGAATTTGGCCACTACCTGGAAGGTGAATGATGTACATCAATGAAATAGATCTTGCCAAGTTGACCGTGTGTATAGAAGGGGCTCCGGGCTCCATTCTATCGTTCTTTACTGGGGCGCACCCCGAGTTGTATTATCCGCTTCAGAGAATGCATGGCATAACAAGCCAGGTGGGCCTACATCAAGCGTGTGGGCTGATTTTACTTGCCCGCCAGCTTGCAGGGAAAGAAGCGGCGATCTTGAACATTGGATGTGCTTTTGGCTATAGCACGGCTTGCCTTGCGGAAGGGGCTCCAGATGCTGACATAGTGAGCTTGGACGTGCTCCCAAAGCGGATCAAGATTGCAAAACGGAACTTGGCCAAGTATCCCAACGTGAAAGTGCTCCAACAAGCTTCTTGGGATTTCTTTTTGCCCAATGCCGGGCGGTTGTGGGATATGATCTTTGTGGATGGGTGCCATAGGGCGATCTGGAAAGATATGCCCTTTTACAACACGGTCAGGCCGGGCGGCTTGTTTGTATCCCATGACTACATCCCGGAGCGGTTTCCTTTTGTGGTGGAAGCGTTGGACAGTCTCACAAAGCAGTTTGCCCGCCCTTATGACGTGCGGATCTATGACGATCGGGAATGTGGCGTGGTCGGCATGGTCAGGCGTGAAGATGAATGGTGGAAGATGCCAAAGGATTATCAATGGACAGAAGAAGCGGTGCGTGGTTTCAAGGATGGCCAGTAACCAAGGGTGGAATCCTTGATCGACAGATCAAGGGTGCGGATACATCCGGAAATTGGCGACATAGAGGCACACCGGGAAGCGTGGGCGGCTCTTTGCCGGGCGGTGGTCATCGGTCTATTGGGATCGGAGCCGGAGCGCCGCCAGGTATAAAGAGTGCATTGGTGCGCCAATTCCGGGAAAACCGGAAGCAGGTCCAAGAAGTCAAGGCCAAGATGCGCGAGATTATCAAAACGCCACAAGCGGACAAGATGGACGCCACGCCCCCGCCTATGAAGCCACTGCCATCAAAGAAATTTACGGCCAAGGACTTGCGTGCACTGAATCGAGAGTGGGGCCACAAGATCCGGCAATTCAAGCGGCGGGTGGACCAACTTTTGGTTTGGCTGAAGCGGGGCCGGATCGGCAAGCCTGAAGCAAGGAGCCGGATCGGAGCTATAAAACAGGCCATGCAGGAAGCGCAAAAAGTGCATGACCAGAAAATGAAGAGGTTTTTGGACAGATGAACAAACAAGCGGCTTGGTTTAGTGGTTGGGTGGTTACAAAGGGCTCCGATACATCCGGGAATTGGCTTCACAAGGGCCGTAGGGGAAAAAAGGGCGGATCTTTGCCGGGTGGGGGCCATAAAACGCTAGGAATCGCTCCAGGAGCCGCCCCAGACGAAAAGAAGGAAGCGGTTACCCAACGGCGGGAAGAGCGGAAGGCCAAAAAGAAGCCGGAGCCCAAAGGCAAGGTTAAGGCCGGGGATTATGTCCGGTCTTCAGTGCGGGGTGAATTTGGCGGCAAGGTCGTGGGTCAAGAAGGGGACATGCTCCATGTGCGCAACCGGGGCGGTGACGTTTTTGCATTGCATAAGGATGACGCCAAAAAGATATCCCACCAAGATGCTGTCCGGTTTAACCTGGAAGCGGCCAAAACCCACAAGCCCAGTCCGCCGCCCAAAAAGTTGCCAAAAGAAGCTTCTTTTCATGCTGAGAATTCACAGCAACTAAATAACGAGTACAGGCGCAAGTATGACATGCTCTTTATGCGTGCCCAGTTGGCCAGGGATAGCTTTACAAAAGGCACCCAGACCAAAAAGCAGGTGGAACGGCGGCTTATTGCTATAGATGAACTGACCGAAGCCCTAGAAAACGAGTACAGCCGTTTGGCACTGGAATTTCAAGAGGCCGGGGTATGAATCGGCAAGGGTGGTTTGGCTGGACGGTTGTGCGCCATGGTAGTGACACATCCGGGAATTATCAACACCGGGGCCGGAAGGGCAAGAAGGGCGGATCTTTGCCGGGTGGGGGCCATGGGGCCATCGGGATCGGGGTAGACCTGTCAGAGCAAGATCGGCGCAAGGCAGTCCAGGAGTACCGCCAAAAGCAACGGGACAAGAAAACGGCAAAGCACCCAGTGGCCGGAACGTTGGAAGAGGCCAAGAAACAAAGCATTGGCCGCCAAGAGATTATCAATCACATTGTGGCCACGAACCCCCCGAAGCAGGTCAAGAGCGGCAAGGTGACGGCGGAAGAGTGGGCCAAAGAATACATGAGCGATAGCGATCAAGAATTCGCTTTGGTGCAGGTGCATCCAGAAGCCATGCACTTTCCGGCTGAAGTGGACTTGCCCAAGGTGGGCGCTTACGCTCAACAGACCGGCCAACCGCCGCCGATCGTGGTGGATAGCAACCAAAAGATGGAAGCCAGGTTTGGGGGCGGCAAGCTAGAACGGGCCTATGGCCGCCAACCCCACACCGTGATCGACGGCAAGCACCGGGCAAAGGCCGCCCTGGAGCAGGGGGCCAGTAGTATCCGGGCCTATGTGCCAAAAGGGAAACTTGGCGAAATATGGCAAAGATCACACGAGATCGAGCGTTCCAAGTTTGCCCGAGAGTATCTAAAGAAGAAGGGCTTCCCTTTGCTGGAAGAAACTGGAGCCGGGTGGAAGGTGGACCGGCAAGGGCAAGAACGGACCTATACCCCCCGAGATATAGAGCGGATCGCAAGGAATACAGGCCATGAATGGACGTGGGGACAATAGAGCGGCTTGGTTTTGGGGGCTTGTAGACAAGGGCTCCGGCAAGTCTGGAAACTATGGCCACAAAGGGCGGAAGGGTAAACGTGGGGGATCCGCTCCAGGTGGGGGCCACGGGGCGATCGGCATTGCCGCCGATGCTACACCGGAAGAGATCCAAACGACTATAGATCGGCTCCGGGCCGCCAGGGCCAAAAAGAAGCCCAAGGAACCGGCCACGGGGGCCAGTGTCCAGGAAAACCTTGCTTGGCTCCAGGCGCAAGGGTATAGTGTTGCGTGCATGTCCAAAGAGGATATTATCAATGCAGAAGTGGAAGCCTTCAAGCAGGGCAACACTTACAAGTGGTCTACACAACGCGATCTTGAGGATATGCGATCCGAACTGAAGCGGACATTCCCACGGGAGCAACTTAGACAGTGGGCGGAAGAAGGGGTGGAAATGGAAGAGATCCGGGATCGGATCAACGAGTGGACCGATGAACAGCTTGAAGCACGGCGGGATGAAGTTGGGTCCAGAATTCTTGATCAAGTCCGGCGCGTGCGAGAAGATCACTATAGCGACTTTGATCCGGCCATCCAAAACGAGAACGATCTAAATGTGCTCATGACTGGCATGGTGGAAGCCCACAAGCGGGGCGATATTGGGCCGGATGCTACGTATGTTTTGCGGAACCAAAAGCCAGGCAGTAGGGAAGAGAGCTTGGGCGGCCAATATCTAGATGGCCAAGTAACTCTTTTCAATGGAAACTATGCCGAACTTGGGATCATGAATGCGCAAGGCGAATATGTAAGAAACACGGGCTACTATAGCACTAGGCCACTAGAAGCCGGGATCAGTAGTGCGCCCTATGCCTATAGCAAGTTCTTCCATGGTGTAGTCACGCATGAATATGGCCATCACTTGGCTCACAAAGATACATCCATAGAAGAGCGGGCAAGATTTGCACTTGGGCGGTATGGTGAAGACATCAAAACGACGCTTACCGACTATGCTTATACGAACCAGGCCGAAGCGGCGGCGGAAGCCTACACACTGAAGCGGCACCCGGATTTTCAAAGCCTACCATCGGCCACTCAACAGATCGTGAATTACATTCTGGGAAGCGGGGAATAATGACCACTTTGCTTTTAAGCCGACAATGCCAGGGATGCAAGCGGCTCCAAGAGCCTGAAGATGAACGGTGGACGTGTGAAGCGTTCCCAAAGGGCATTCCAAAGGCGATCATGATGGAAGTGCACGATCATGCTTTGCCTTTTGAAGGGGATAACGGCTTGCTATTTGAGCCAAAGGAAGAGGACGGTGGAAAGTAGAGCCGGTTGGTTTGGCTGGACAATCGTGGACCGTGGCGGGCCAGGTTCTGGTAACTGGGGCCACAAGGGGCGCAAGGGGCAACGGGGTGGATCGTTGGCCAAGTCGGGCGGGGCCGCCTTTGCCCTGTACAAGTACCTGAAGAAAAAGAAGGCCGCATTATCAACACCCGCCGCCAAGGCCGTGATCGATGGGATCAAGGCCCAGAAGCCGGATGCCACGGATCGAGATATAGATATGTATCTCGGGGTCATGGAGATGGATAAAGAAAAGTTCGACTATTACGGCCAAAAGTTGGGCTTGGACGTGGATAAACTCCGGGATCCGTTCTTTGCTGAGATGGGGGAAGCGGAAAAGACCATGGAACGGCTCAAGATGCAGGTGCAGGACAATGCAACCTACCAATGGACCGGCACGAGCGGCAAAAAGTTTGTGGCCATCAATCAAGAAACGCCAGGCGATCTATATGAGAAGGTGGAAGGGAAGGTGGGGGCCACTTCAGCCGATACGATCGAGACACTGAAGGGCCAGGGAATCAAGGTCAGTGTGCAAGGAAACGTGCCGGAAGAGCGGTTGCACCGGGAGTTGTCGCAATTATCAAACTTGCTCCAAGAAAAGCCAATGCTACAAAAGATCTTTGCGGCTCAAGGGGGCCGGGTAGAATACCGGGAAAGGCCAGAATACAAGCCCACGGCGGCGGCTTCTTGGGATCATGACAAGATCGTGGTATGGCACAAAGAAGGCGATTACCCCAACTTTCCCAACGTGTGGGCGCATGAGATTGGCCACGCACTGGAGAAAACCACCACGGTTACAGAAACATCAAAAATCTTTGGGAAGGGCCGCCACGTGAGTGCCTATGCTTGGACTAACTTCCAAGAAGACTTTGCGGAAACATTCACAAGTGTGATCTTTGGGGACAAGAAGGCCATGGACTTTGCAGGACCAGAGAAGACAGGCTTTATCAATGACCTACTGGCAGGTGTGCAATGACCACGCCCACAATTATCCCATGCCAAGAACGGCGGTGCC